AATAAAAAGAAATAATGATATAAATTGGAACAGACCATTAGTCAAAGATGTGTACCGCAATAAGGATAGATTGTTTTGGGCTGAAGATAAAAAGGATTGGCTTGATGAAAAATTAGGCATATCAACCAATTCATTAGATAGGTTTTTTTAATATGTACGATTTATTTAAAGATTATCTCCCTGCGATAAACTATACTAAAAAGAATTTAATGAACTCTGATGATGTAATGTGGGAGAAGAAATATCCTGCATTTATGGTCAACAAAATTCTGTCTGGTTTTTCAGATACCATAATGCTCAGCAACGAAATGAACAGAAATCATTTTCTTGACAGAGATATGCAATTTCAATTTCTACTAAATAGTATTAGGCAAAAGAAAAGGTTTACTCCTTTTCTGAAGGCTGGTAAGATTAAAGATATTGAGTGTGTAAAAGAGTATTATGGATATAATAATGAAAAGGCCAAAACTGCTCTCGACATACTCACCAAGAAACAATTGAAATTAATTAAAGAAAAATTATACAAAGGTGGGATAAAATGAATGAATTAGATAATACTTGGCATCCTGAAAAGATGCTAGAAGTGCAGTTAAAAGAGCCGGATGATTTTCTGAAGGTTCGAGAAACACTAACAAGAATTGGCGTTGCCTCGAGGAAAGACAAAAAGTTATTCCAATCATGCCACATTCTACACAAACAAGGAAGATATTTCATAGTACATTTTAAAGAACTATTTGCATTGGATGGTAAGTTTGCAAATTTTTCTGAAAATGACCTTGAACGAAGAAACACTATTGCTAATTTATTGAGCGATTGGGGTTTGATTACTATATTAAATAAAGAGAATGCTGAAAACAAAGCACCTCTATCACAAATCAAAGTTCTAGCGTTTAAAGAAAAAGACGAGTGGGACCTACAAGCAAAATACAACATAGGCAAAAAAGCGGAAGATGGAGACACCGAAGTTTAGAGAATTTATTACCGAAGCAAAAGAAGAATCATATCGTTTGGTTATTCTTTCACATGATGATGCCGAGGATCCAAATAAAACAGGCGACCTTATAAGAGAGAAGGCCAAGAAACTTGGTATAGAATGTATATTGGGAGAGTTTGTTGGTGCTTATACTTCTATTAAAAATGATGAATTATATATCAATACATTTCCAGTAGAAAAGGGAGGAGCTGTTGCTCAACCCGACCCTAAAAAGGAAATGAAATACGACAAACCTTTTAAATTAAATCCAGAAAACACAATTATAATGTCAAGAGGACTTGGAACACCTGGTGTTTCTGGTAATAAATCTTGGTATGATATGATAAAGGACTTTGAACATAAAGGATTTACAGTTATCAATACAAACAAGTGCCACGACATTTGCTCTGATAAAGTAATGAATCAAATTGTTTTTGACAGACACCATTTTAATACGCCAAAAACAGTTAGGGTGTTACATTCTGAAGGTTCAGATAAAGCATTAGAAGAACTAGATAGTGAATTTCCTATCATATTAAAAACTGGTACAGGCTCACGAGGAGTTGGAGTTATTCTAGTTGAAAGTGCCGCTTCGTTACAATCAATTGTGCAGTTATTGTATAGAGAAAATCAATTTATAGACATCATCTTACAAGAACAAATTGAAACCGATTATGATGTAAGAGTGATTGTTTGTGGTGATGAAGTTGTGGGCGTAATGAAACGACCTATTGTTAAAGGAGATTTCAGAAGTAATGTATCACAAGGTTCAGACCCAATACCACACGAATTAACTGCATTAGAAAAAGAAGAATCAATAGCAGCTGCAAAGGCAGTTGGTGGTATTGTAGTTGGGGTAGATTTTATCCCAGCAAAGAATAGAAAAAAAGATAGACCTTATTTTATTGAAGTTAATTCAACCCCAGGTTTAATTGGTATTGAAGAAGCATTGAAATCAGAAGGCAGTATTGTAGAGAAGATATTGAAAAAACTACACGACAGAGGTTTGTGGGCAAACGCTTGACAAACCATTTAGATTATAGTATAATAATGAAAAAGGAGTGAAAATGGCAAAAAATCATCAAACAGAAAACCCAATATATAAAGCATTAATCAAACGAGCAGAGGCTGAAATCGCAACTGCGTTTGCTTCATTAGTGATTCATTTTGATAGTCCATCATCAGGCGAAAGTTTGAAATCAATGGAACATCTACTGACCACTATATCGGCAGCCGAACAAAGAATCGAAACATTAAATAAACATTTCAATAATACTCAAATATAATTAATGAAGTTCTACACAAGTGTTCTTCCTTATAGGGGACGGTTGTTAGTTCGTGGTGTTGATGAAGATGGCACTCAAAAAAAATATAGAATTAATTATAAACCCTCTCTTTTTATTCCGACCGCAAAAGAGTCGAAGTACAAAACATTAGATGGTCGTAATGTCGCCAAGATAAAGTTCAATAGTATTCCTGAAACCACAAAGTGGATTAATGAATACAAAGATGTTGCTAATTTTGAATATTTTGGCAATACTCGACATCAATATCCATTCATTGCGGATGAATTTCCAGGCAAAATTGATTGGGATTTAAAACAAGTTAAATTACTCTCAATTGATATTGAGTGTGAAAGTGAAAATGGTTTCCCGAGTCCTGATGAAGCAGCTGAACCTTTAATCTGTATTACAGTAAAAGACCACACATCAAAAAAGATTATTGTTTTCGGTATTGGCAATTTTGTTAATGACCGAGAAGATGTTCAGTATATCAATTGTGTAACTGAAACCGGTTTAGCAGAAACATTTACCAAGTTTTGGGTCGAATATAATCCAGATATTATCACAGGCTGGAATGTAAAATTCTTTGACATCCCTTATTTGATGAATCGTTTTCGTTATCTCTTGGGAGATGATTGGATTTTACAATACAGTCCTTGGCGTGTGGTTGAACAACGAAGCACAAGAATTACTGGTAAAGGTTATAACAAACAAGAAAACTATTGGGACATTCTAGGTGTTGATGTTCTTGATTATTTGGACTTGTATCGTAAACACACATTCGTCAGGCGAGAAAGTTATAAGCTAGATTACATCGGTGAAGTCGAGTTAGGCGAAAACAAGAACGAGAATCCATATGATACTTTCAAAGAGTTTTATTCTAATGATTATCAAAAGTTTGTCGAATACAATATTCAAGATGTTGAATTAGTTGATAAGTTAGAGGATAAAATGCAGCTGATTGCTTTGCATTTGACTATGGCTTATGAGGCGAAAGTTAATTATCAAGATGTGTTCGGTCAAGTTAGAATTTGGGATTGTATAATCTATCATCACCTACGGTCAAAGAATGTTGTACCACCTGCAATTACAGAATCGAAAGAATCTTTTGGTTATGAGGGCGCATATGTTAAAGACCCTATTGTTGGTTTTCACGATTGGATTGCAAGTTTTGATTTGAACAGTTTGTATCCACATTTGATTATGCAGTATAACATATCTCCAGAAACAATGGTTGGGTTTGAACCAAATCGTGTTAATGTTGAGAATATGTTGAATCAAGAATCTGATTTATCTGACCTTGATAATAGAACTATGACGCCAAATGGCGCTCAGTTTAGAACAGACAAACGAGGCTTTCTTCCAGAGTTGATGGATACTTTATATCAAGAACGAGTTGTATATAAAAAGAAGATGTTGGAGGCGAAGTCCTTGTATCAACAAACAGGCGATAAGAAGTATTGGTTTGATATTGCAAAAAATCATAACATCCAATTAGCGAGAAAGATTGCATTGAATAGTGCCTATGGTGCTATCGGCAATCAATATTTTAGATATTTTGATGTAAGACACGCCGAGGGTATTACAATGGCTGGTCAATTAACAATTCGTTGGATTGAAAGAGATGTTAATGAGTTTTTAAATAAGATGTTAAAGACAACAAATGTGTCGTATGTTGTTGCTTCAGATACAGATTCTATCTATATTCGGTTGGGTGAAGTTGTCAATAGAATATTCAAAGATAAATCCGACACAAGAAAGATTGTAAGAATCATGGACAAGTTTTGTGAAGAAACAATACAACCACAAATTGACAAGTCGTTTGAAAAACTTGCTAAATATGTAAATGCATATGAGCAAAAGATGATTATGAAACGAGAAGTGATTGCAAATAAAGCTATCTGGACTGCAAAGAAAAGATACATTTTGAATGTGTATAACGAAGAAGGTGTTGAATTAAAAGAACCGAAATTAAAGATTATGGGTATCGAGGCAGTTAAGAGTTCCACGCCAGCCCCATGTCGAGTTAAAATTAAAGAGGCGTTGAAAGTTATTATGACTAAAGACGAGTCGGCGTTGATTCAATTCATAGATGATTTTAGAACTAAGTTTAAAAAGTTATCACCAGAAGAAATTGCTTATCCTCGTTCATGCAACAATCTTAAAAAGTACAGTTCGAGAACAACAATATATCAAAAGTCAACACCGATTCATGTTAGAGGTGCGTTGTTATATAACAATTTATTAAAGAAAAAGAAATTGAAAAAATACGAACAAATTCAAGAAGGCGATAAGGTTAAATTTGTTCAATTAAAAGAACCCAACCCGTTGAGAGAAAATGTAATATCTTTTATTGGTGCTTTGCCAAAAGAATTTGACTTGCACAAATATATTGATTATGATAACCAGTTTGATAAATCGTTTTTAGAACCATTGCGATTTATTGTTAATGCAATCGATTGGAGTTTTGAAAGACAATCAACACTAGATGAGTTTTTCTAATGACAGATGAAGAACTAAAAGATTTTATGAGGTATTTTAAAGATAATATGCCAGACCCCGAACATTATCCACAAAAGGTAATATGGTTAATGAAATGGTATCAGTCAATTGTTTTAAGGAATAGGAATGAAGATACAAACAGAATCGGCGACTAAAACAGCAAACATCATTATTGATTTTTTCAATAATATTGACCGAATTGATGATTACTTTCGGTTAAGAAAGATTGAAAGAGTTAAGAATTTACCAGCGCCAATTCCTGGTTTCGGTTTAGAAGATGATATGTTTCAAAATTATGATATGCATCCTGAA